ATTCGCTGGATTTGATGTAGATAACGCTCGTTTTTTAGTAATCTTTATTTTTTGAGCCAGTCGTCCTAATTCGTCATTAAGAAAACGCACAGTGTATGCTTCGTTCAATCTATTAGTTGACATTAAACAACAATATACTACTGCGGAAGAAACATTTAAAAACTGATACAACGCACCTGTTGAATCTTCAACAGTAGCAGTAGATGTCGCAACTTGGTATTTTGAAATTTTATAACGCTGATTATCAATCTTTTTTAAAACAGCAGAATTAAGTTCTTGGTCAAATAACTCTTTGTTTAAAAATTTTAATATTTTAGAGTGTAAGTTTTTTTCCATAAAAATCATAATGTGTTGTTATTTACACAATTATGATCCAAAATTTTTAAAACTTACATTATAAACTTCCACACCATGGTTAATACCACGGTTATCAGTCCGCCTATAATGGATACACCCCACGTAATTAGTTGGTTGTTTCGTTTTTCTTGCAGTTTGTTTATAGCGTCTTTGATTTCGCCAAACTTGCTTTCCATAGTAGTTTCGATCTGATCCATCTTTAAATCGATCTTTGCTTCAATGGTTGAAACACGAGAATCTAGACTATCAAGTTTATCGTGTAGGCTTTTGTAACGTTCAGCGCATAGCTCAACGTGAGCTTCAAGGCTTTTCTTTTCTATGTCTGTTGTACTACCGACCATTTAAATTCCTCTGCTATTTGTAAATTATAGCGCAATATCAAATATTTACGCTTGGTTATCAAAATGAATATATGTGTTTATAATTTCTCCTCGACACTCTAATATGGGTTGAGGAATTTTTGCTAATTCGTTTAAACCTAATATCATTGGTATACCGTGACAATCTGCTAGTAATAAGTTCAAATCTGAACCATACACATCTGCTGTTTCAACTCCAAAACGAAAATGCCATGCTTGCGTATTTTTAAATTTCTTCTTAGAAAACATATTGCACGATTCAATAATGTCAGGTAGGGAATCGATATAAATCTGTGCTCGCATACCCAGTGCTTGCTGTATTGTTTCCCAATTACGCTGCTGATTTCTTAATAATAATAAGGCTTTATGATTAGTTTCTGTGGGTTTCGGGTGTCGTATTGCGCCTGTTGCTGTAATGTCAAACAAAGTAAACACGTGATAATAATACATGTTTATATTTAACAGCAAGAATTTTCGGCCAAAGAAAAAGGCGGAACAAGTCCGCCCCTTCCCATCCCAAAAACTAATTAAGCGAAGCTAGTGCCGCTTAGACCATCATAAATGGTCCATGTTGATGTTAGACCATTGGCTGCGTCAGCGTCTGTTGCTAGAGCAGTTGCAATTGCTTGTGATGTGCCACTAACGTTAATAACGTTACCGGAAGGTAGACCTTCTACGACAAACATGCAGTTACCTGAAGCAGGAATGCCAACGATAGTGATTGTGCAAAACTTAGCCAATACACGAACAGCTTTTTCAAAGTTACTGTCGACGTTTGTGTAGTTGGTCTCTAGACCAGTTGCTGCACATTTAACAAACTTTAGATCGCGCCCTACGAGCTCAACTGCAGCCACGCTGCCATTTACTCTTGTTACTACTGCCATGATATTTTTCCTTTATAAATATGTGCCGTTAAGCACTAATAGTATTTATGCTGATTGTTAAAAATTTGGTTTTAACGCTAGTAAATCAATAGTTCTCATATGTGTGCTTAGATAGCGATTCATTGTAACCCAAAAATTTTTCTTGGCTGCTGCAGAATACTCGTTGTAGTATATGCTAATGCGTCTGAGCCCACGAATACCGGAAGAGTCTATTTTTAGCACATCTTCAAATTTTGTAAACAAGGTATAATCTTGTCTGGTATCTTCTCTTTCAGCAATAATATCATGTAACCAACGCTTAAAACCTAGTTCAGGAAACTGTTGATTTTTTAATGCACCAGCAGCAAGATTGTATAAATCTGTAGCAGAACTCTTAACACTATCAAACTCGTTGTATCGTAAAGTTGATTGTGCGTAGCTTTTTGCCCCATTGGATTTTTCATATCTTAACGCATTAAGATATAAAAGCGCTACATAAAAATATTCTGCTAGCTGTCGAGGAGGAATAGTAGATATAGAACGTTCACTACGGAACATCCTACTTTCTACTAGTTCTGTAATTAGGTCTAATTTCATCTTGATCGCGCGCGGTTCAGCCTGCTAAACTCCAGTCGATCGATTAGTTTAACACGATTAAAATCGTGTCCAATGACCACAAAGCCCTCAGGGGCTGTTACACGATATCCACTGTCAGTTCTAACAAAATGCCCAATGTGATCAATAGTATTGAGCTTGGCTAGAATAGCCATTTTTAATTCTACTAGCCGCTTATATACAGCAAGAATGCCCAAGAAGGTATTCATGTTGTCGCTAATAAACTGCTCTGTAGCTGCCATTTGCTCACGTCGACGTGTAGCAGCAGCACTGGTTGGTCCAGAACGCATGTTAGCAATGTCGTCTTCTTGTTTGGTTTTATAAAAATTAACAAAGCCTTGTAGGAATGTAGTAGGACTGGTAATGTGTTCACCCGAATCAATACTGCGATTAATATAGTCTTTAATGTATTTGGCAAATTCTGTATTAGACAGCACCTGATCAAAACGTACAGGCCCAATTTTTGTTAATGTCTTAATAGTAGCCGCCAACATAGCTTCAATACGCTGATTTTCTTCTGGGGTCAGCGAAGCAATACCTGTGTAATCCTTATAGTCAGAATCGTCAAACCATACACTAGGTGTATGAGTTAGTCCAGCAATAGCATTACCAGCAACAGGATTCATAGAAGGAACTGTGTCGCCTTCGTAGCGTGTATGAAATGCCATACCAATTTCTGCAGCAGTAATTTTATTGTACAGTGCCGAACCTACTGGTACAGCATAGGTAATAGTATTTGGGGTAAAGGTGATGTACTCCTTTCCGTCGATAGTTTCTGGTACTAAATCAGATTTAGTAAACATTAAGTCGCCTTTGATAACTCCTTGGATACCAATACGCGGGAGATATTTCAGCGCCACACGAAGTTTGTCGGCTAGTTCTGGTCTATCGCCATACCAATTTTGTATGTCGCTTTCACGCTTGACAATTTTAGGTACGCGGCCTGACATGCTGCGAGCAATAGCAACAAAGAATTTACCGTCTTCGGGATCGGTGCCGCACACAATAGCAGGACTTCCATCCCATTTTTCGCTAATGTTTTCAATTTGACCGCTGCCTTTTGCTAGCATTGCTCTTGTGCTTTCAATAAAGTCTAATGCTTCTAGTGCGCCGGCATACTTTTTACTAAACAGCAGGTCTTCAACATAGGGTAAACCAAATTCGGCTCCGCTAGCACCTTCAACTAATAACCAATTTGGTATTTTTTTGTTAGATATTTGTGATAATTTCATGGTGTGCCGGTAGCTGGTGTTGCTGTTGTTGCTGGAGGTGTTGCTGGAGGTGTTGCTGGTGCTTTTGGCGCACGTGGTTTACGTGGCTTTTTAGCAGGTAGGTTTGACCTATGAAGTTTATTTAATGTTTGTATGTCTTCTGGTCGAGTTATTGGGGTACCATTATAACTCCATACACCATCAGCAGCACCTCCAGTCGGCGCTGTATACTTATAAGTATGTCCCATTCTATCAGTAAATGACGTATCGGCAGCAGGAGCAGCATATCCAGTCTGTAACTGTGATTGGCTAGTCGCACGAGTAGCCTGGCCTTTGAGTATTTGAGAGTTAATATAAGAAGCAACAGATTTTGTATCTGTTTTTGTTAATGCAATACTAGGATTAGAGTCTTCGCCGTATTTTTGCTTAATCCATTTGTCAAGTATTTTTTTAAACTCTGCAGGGTTGTTGTTTGGTAATTTTTCTCCGCCTTGTTCGTAGCTGTTTACAAATTTTGTCCAGTCTGCTTGATAACGAGATATTTGAAAATTTGAAGAAATACCATGCGAAGGACCAGCACCTAACGCACGGCCAACCAAAGTTTTAACTACCCCTCGAGGCTGAGCAGGGTCAAGCATTCCTCCAGATCGTTGCAGATAGTTTCCAAGACCCATACCGCCGGGTGCGGCTGCTTTTATAGCATCCCACGCACCTTCATTAATGACCTCATTTACTTTCATTTTGTCTCCGTATTTTCCTGATGGTATTAGATATTTTAGAAGGGTTTCGTACACGAATACTATTCAGGAACCTTTTTTCTAAATCTTCTGCTACCTCAGGATCATAATTTTCATGAATCATGTCCAGTAAATTGATTGCACTAGTGATAATATTATTGGCTCTTGACTCAAGAATACTTTCCCTGTCAGAGGCTTTTCTAGCGGCTAAAACCGCATCAAGTTCGTCTAAAATCGATCTGGAAACCAAGTTACTTACCCCAAAGGACTATATTTTATTTATCCGTACCAGCTCTCAATTGATTCAACATATTAGCTAACGAAGCGCTCTGTGCTTCAGCAGTAATCTTTGGTTGTTCCGCTGCAGCAGGTTTAGTTACTGCACCCGGTTTTATGTTAACTATTGGTTTGAGATTTTTAAGAACACTATCTACTGGACTTTCATTTTTTAGTTGCGATAGTTCGCTTTCGCTTAGATTAATAATTCTCAGCGTATCAATATCATAACCTAAATCAATCTTCTGTCCAACACCGCTACTGCTGCGAGTTTTCATTGCTTGTATTTGATATCGCCCACGTTCGCGCATGGCTCTACTAGTAAAGATGCCAAACACATTGTCTGCTGTAAAAATCTTACTAATGCCACCAGCAATGTGACTGTGATCAAATTCGATTTCTTCTGTCGCGCCTCGATTAAGTTGCGAACCTGTTACTACCACAGTTCTTGTCTCTTCAGCTAAGTTACGCAATTCTTCGCTTACATACTTGTCTTTGATAAAAGTATTAGTAGGGTCAATTTTAACACTGGCTGGCATCATCAAGTCCAAGTAATCAATAATGATAAAATCAGGTTTAAAACCTTGCTGAATACTTAATTCGCGCACATAACTTTTAAATGCGTTTACTGTGCTTTGTGCAGGAAAATATTTAACTCTAAACTCGCCTGCTCTTCTAGCTGCCAGTTTGACTTTTAGTTCAACATCGTCTATTTCACGAAAAATATTTTTATTAGCAATGCCTGTGATCATGCTGTCAGCACGTTGGCAGCACAAGTTTTCACTAAGCTCTAGTGTTAGATAAACTCCCGACAATCCAGCCAATACCCAATTAATAGCTAAATTCATCATGATTAGACTTTTACCCGAGCCAGATCCACCACTAAAAATATTCAGCTCGCCTTTTTTCATTCCACCGTAGAGAATTTGATCTAAGCTAGCCCAGCCAGTGCTAATTTGTCCATTGTTTTGTTTCAATGCCAGTAACCGTTGCTTAGGATCAGCAAAGTAATTTGTACCCATGTCTTTGGTTAAACTAATTTGTACTGCGTCTTTGATTAGTTTTTCTACAGGTTCAAAATCTCCTTTGCCAATGAGATCAGCGGCCGACAGTATTGCTCGCTCAAGTTCTTTTTGTTTGGTAAATTTTTCAAACTCATCTAAAAACCAATCATCATGCTCCGACTTAATGTCAGCAACTAATGTTAACGCAGTACCTGTTACTGCGTGTATTTGTTTTAAGTCTGGTAATGTTTTGTATTGGTCGGCGTGATCTTTTATGAACTTGGCTGCTGAACGTAGGTTACGGTCAAAATTTTCAAAATTATAAATGTTTTGAACACGCACATAATTCTCTGCATTACTGAGCATGAATTCTAAAAACAATTTTTGTACTTCTGAATTATAATCTGTCATTTAAATCTTAGTTGAAATTTTTTGGCCAATAACCGAATTTTTGTTGGGTTTGATTCACTGTGCTCTAAGATGTCTTTTAGCACATAAACGCGCCCGTATTTTATCACAGCTTCATTGATGTCCTTACAAGTTTCTAAGAAATTAGGAAAGGAAACTGCAAATTCATACTCTAGTGCTGAATTAATTAGTTTACTGCCTGCTGCATCACCATCAGGCACCACAATAGTTTTTTTATGTAAGTCGTGTATCAGTTGAGCCTGTGTATTACTTATGGCATTATGCATGACCGCTACACAATCTATACTCATTGCATCAAACGGCCCTTCTGCAACCACTACTACCTTTCTATCATAGTGTTGTCTGTCCAAATTAAATACCACGTTTCCTGCATCAGCTTGCATGTAGTATTTGAGTTTATTAGCCCTAATTGCTCTTGCAGTAAATCCTACTACTTCTCGCTTATAGTAAAAAGGTACAATCACTCTGTTGCCGAGATCGAATGTACGATCTGGGCTCCAATAAAAATCGTAGCGATCAATGTCTATTGCCCTATCAATTAAATAATTTTTTACAGCGGTGTCATTGCACTCATTGATGTGCACAGCAGTTTGCGGTAGCTTATACCGCTTAATATCAACAACTCGTTTAGCTAACTCTTCTT